CCACTTACCGAACACCGGATCCATACCGCCGACAACATCGAGACAGATGCGCTTGAAGTACAGCATGCAGCCGCGCGCGTGTGACCAGGCGGTGATCTCGCTGTCCTGATAAATCTTGATGGTGTCGTTAAGTTTGGTGCCGGTCGCAAAGTCCTGAAAGATGTACATCAGGTGCGGCTCATGGCTGGCGACGTATGGCTGATGCCAGTCTTGAACCAGCGGGTAAGTATCGTCGTCAAACAGGAAGATATGATCGCAACCTTCGAGCAGCTCGAAGCACTTATTCTTTGCCGCGGCGATGCCCACGTTCCGCGCGAAACGGTAGGTTGCCTCTGGTACCGGCTTATCACTCGCATCATCAACAACGACGATTTCAGCGCCAGCAGGTGCCAGACGTTTTATTTCCGCCAGCGTCTTACTGAACACGTCATAGCGGTTGTGTGTGGTGATCCCGATACCAATCTTTGTCATGTTAAATGCGCCGTGTAATCGCAGGGGTTCGACTTCCCGAACCTATAAAGATGAAACAGGTAGACGCCGCGCGCTATCGCCAGCTTACCGCCGGCCGCACGCACTGCAGCGCAGAACTGTTTGTCGAAATAGATGGAGCGCTGCTGAAACTTAATTTTCTGCCAGAGAGAAACACGAAATAGCATGAGCATCCCGGCAACCACTTCTGGCGCTGGCAGTTCCACCAGTTCGCCCCAGTGACGGCTTTCAAGCTCCTCGGCGATCTGCAGATGAACTCGAATATCAGGTTCATCGCTGAGTTGTCCGCCGTGCGTTTGGTATGGAGATCGGAGCCGGTTAGTCATACATCCAATCACATCGAACTCAGGGTCAGCGCCAGCAATGTCCGCGATTTGTTTCTGCTGCTGAGGCGTGAGGAACATCGTGTCAGCGTCACGTATGCAAACCCAAGCATCAGGAGGCAATCTGGATATTGAGTCGTTGATCCCACCGCCGATATCACCGGCTTTGAATGGTGTTAGATAAAAGACGTGTGACACATAAGCTCCGATAAATAATGGCCCCTAGGCCAATCCACGAACCCAATTTGTACGCAGGCGCATACGGGACACCATCGATAGTGACCTGCATAAATGCTCCTGAAAAAATGTCAGCAATAAAAAACCCTGCAGATGCAGGGTTGATTAATGCAGATTATGGGGTTTTTAAGCTTCGAAAAACTTATCAATTACCTCTTTTCCATTTTTGAACTTGTGTTGTTTATTCTGCCCATTAATTTTAATAACAGCAGACAATGTATAGCTTCCATCTAACTCATCGGAGCTAAGTGATTCTAATTCTGGGATGTAGCGGTTTTCATAATCACTAATTTGATCATCTATAGTACCATGGGCCAGAGCTGGATTAACTCTTGTCCCGCGATTAAGATTAAGAGTGACAGTTAACTTTTTACTCCCTGAAGCAAGGAAAATATTATAGTCAGCACCTATTAAATGCTCGCTATCCTCAGTTGCAGTTACATTCAACTCTATTTCTTTATATACCGCATTGAAATCTCTTTCCGGATAAGTCAAATGAGTTAAGCTGAAGTCTTGCGAGAGTAAGTAATCTCCCATCTCTTTCAGTGCAGCCTGAATAGCTAGTGGTCTTTGGCCTTCAGTAATTTGGCTTCTTGCAGAATTTATTTTGCTGGCTTTTTCTTTAAGATCTTCAAGATTTTTGAATTTTTCAATAGACATCACAACCTCCTTTTCACAATTGGAAATAGGATATTACGCCCAAAATTCAATCTAAAAAAGCATTAACACAGGCACTCAGTGAATGCCTTCTATAATGCCTACTCAGCCAGCAGGCTGAATTTCGACGTAGTATTCCTTGCCCTGTTCGAACTGGCTGAATGCATCAGGATTAGAAATATCCATCTGAATCTGGCCGCCCGGCGTGAGCTTTGACCAGGCTTCATTTTCATGGCTGCCGGAAGTGACTACACTCATATGAATGGTCCGACTGGAATCATCATCTGCCTTTTGAATGAAGTGGCAGCGGAATTTTGCTTTTACGGTCATGGCTGTTTCCTATTAGTTAATTTAGCAACGCTTCTGGGCTTCTGCTGCATAGCTCTGAAGGTATTGGATCACTTGTTAATCGTGCTGGTTGACTGCGATATTGAGAACTCATAGCTCAACTACTGAAGTTTTATAAGGACTGTTAGCATTTTGTGCACTATTGTTAGGGTACCCTTTCAACAGAGTGAAAACCTATGGAATGGAAAGTTGTAGACAGAATCTTTTCAACGGCAGAGAACCTGCAGATTTTAAAAGTGACTGCACCAGGAAATCTGAAGTTCTCAATCTGGGTTAAATCTAATCTTGAAGTGCCACTTGGTTGCATGCTAACACCTGTGATCGATGGATATATTGCCAACCATGACAAAGGCCATTTTGTTGCTATCCAAAAAGTTGTGCAATTTAGCACCAATCATTGGGAGAGCCTTAAATCAGCCCAACATCCAACCCAATCGGTCAATGAGGATGAGGTTGTTATCCAGGAAGTTTCTCCAGAGAATTAAGGTTTGCATTGTTTTGCAACTTGCTCGATATAGCCTTGGAGATATTCAATCACTTCGTTGTCTTTGATGGCGCTGGCTCGGAGATCGAGAACAGCCCGTCCACCAGCGCCAGAGAGTTCGACTTGTGCTGCATCGCCCACTCCGCAGGTGCCGGAAGTTGTGTCCCGGATGAGCTGGCTGGTGGCAAGGTTTGCTGTCGCGATGCGCACCCGGCGAGTGCCGTCAGCAACATCAGCACGCAACCGGTCATTTTTGGCCTGTTCATCGGCTAATTCCTTCGTGTGTTTGGCATCCAGAGCTGCCAGCGCGGTTTGTGCCGCTTCGGAGCGTTTCTTCTGGTTGGTCAGGTCAATCACTGCCTGATCACTGATTTTCTTCAGCTCTGCGGTGTGGGTCGCTTTCAGCTTTGACACGTCGGCGTCCCAGCGCAGCCCCTCAATCCACCAGACCAGCGCGACGCCAGCCACGAAGGCCAGCACGATCGATAAATTGTTATTCATCCAGTCCCCAGCAGGTCAGTTCGCTTTCCTGATCACGCCTAATGACCTGACCAGCGCAGTTGTTCGCCCGAATTCGGCAATCTTTCCCACCGTCCCAGATCCAGCGTTTAATCTCTGCGCAAGCACCAAGGCGGTCACCGGCGTTAATTTTTCGGTAGAACGTAGAAGGGAAGCATTTGCTCGGCCCGATGTTCCAAGGGCAGAACGAGGCGATCCCTACCTTCTGGGGAGGAGTAAGCGGAACGTGAATGTTTTTATCAACCCACGCCAGCGCTTTTGCCTGCTCGGCTTTGTCGATAGCATCGCACTGTGAGCGCGTTAGCTTCATGCCTTTAAGTACAGGCTTGCCATTCACATACGTCACGCCGCCGCAGATTGTCCAGATGCCACCTTGATCAGGGTAGGCAATTAGGCTTGTGCCTTCTTTCTCATCCTGAAATTGACCCATCAGAGCCGGGGCCGAGGCGCCAGCAGCAATCAGCGCCAGCATTGCTGCACTGAGTTTTGTCTTAAGCTTTGCCAAATCAGACCTCGCTGGTTTTCTGTGCGAGATCATTCACCAGCTGAACCGTTGCTGATGGATTTTTGGCATCAACCTTATCGGCGATCTCTTGGAGTATCCGTGTGCGCTTCATCTGTTCGCGACGATTCAGGAAATACGTCAAAGCAGTAAAGAGCGCCCCGATCAGCACGCCAGCGATAAAGCCCCAATCCTGAAGGGATAAGCTTGCAAAGAAGGCCGTAATTCCAGCACCACCATATGTAGCGTTACTGTATTTTTCGTCCATTTTCATAGTCTCCCCCTCCGGTTTGCCGGTTGGGTGCGCAGTCAAGATGTAGGAAGAAATTAGCGGCTCAGTCACTTTGCGAAAATTGAATGGTTAGCTGATTGACTGGCCGCTAAAAGCGGAAAAGGCCACCTATATGCAGCCCTTAATTTTACTTAAAAATTATTTAACTATTGACCATTAAAGATGTATGTTTTTTTCTTCCCTGGTGTTGGCCACTGATTGGCAACCTCACTTTCTGCTTAGTGCAGAGGTGAGGTTTTTTTTGGATAACTTCCGAGATATAAGTCCAACTAAGTAAGAGAGTGCTAAATGCACATTGCTATCTTCAATGCCGAATCAATGAAATAAAAAAGGCCGCCCGCAGGCAGCCTTACTAAAGTTTTCTTACACTATGTAGTTACCGAGCTCATTAGCCGCGACCACTCTTCTATCTGGGGTCGGTAAATGAATTTAGCTTCATCAGGTTCGAAAAGACTGAGACCTTTTACGATGCATGCAATACAGGGAAACTCCTCAGGCATCTGAGCTAATATCTCCCGCTCAAGTAAGTCAGGATCAAATAATGTGCTCAGGCCTTCATCTAAACGCAAAAAGTCATGAGTCATCCACAATTTGTATTCAAATTCGTTTTTCAACAGTTTCATAGCCCCTCCTTTTTTATCTAAAAAGGATAGCAATGATTCTGCCAAACGGTAATGAATTGACACATTTTTGACAGGTCACCTGCGGCAGCCGTTGAGCCTTGACTTTTCTAGTCCAAGATACCGAATAGTCTGGCCCACTCTACAACCTGAGAACGGTAGACAAATTGCAAAGCTTCAGGCTCTAAAGGGCTTGGACCTTTTACTACGAAAACAATGCATGGAAATTGATCGGGCATCTGATGCAAAAGTTCTCTTTCTAACTCATCGGGCTCGAAAACGGATGGGTATTTCTCATCAAGATGAAAGTAATCTTTCTCCATCCATTGTCTATATTCAAACTCAGTATTTAGTAGCTTCATGCAAATCACCCCACGCTAATGTCTATGAACAGGATAGCAGGCATCAGGCTACTGAACGATGATTTAGATCCACACTCTCGCAGTGTTAGATTGAGTAACGGGCATTGGTAAACCCCTTATCACTGTTATTGTCCTCCGCGAATAGTGGGCATAAAAAAGCCCCAGACAATGCCGGGGCTGTAATGTGTTATGAGGTATTCGACTGTTCAGGGAATACTTCTCCCAACGTCTGGTTATACCGTTCCTCTTCGAGTTCCACGCCCAGCGCGAAACGTCCCAGGTTGATGGCCTCTTTTATCGTGGAACCTGATCCCATGAAAAAATCAGCCACTACATCACCCGGTCGGCTGCTGGCGTTGATGATGTCTCTGATCATCTCCGCTGGCTTTTCGCATGGGTGTTTTCCAGGATAATAAGAAACTGACTTATACGTCCATACGTCTGTAAACGGTACGAGACTCGTCACTGTGAAAGGCCGTCGCAATTGCTTTAGCTCATCCACCAGATCCGTATAACGTCGGGATAATGAATGATATTCAACTACCAACTGATGGTGAGGAAGTTCCAGCTCTTGCCGCGCATGCTTTTCGCGGGCTACGCGATCAAATAACCCTTGAAGCGCCAGATAGTCTTTCTCACTGGGTAATTGCCACTGGCTCTCGCTGAACCAATGCGAAGCCATTTGCTTACCAGTTGCCTGATGAATTTCTTTAGCACTGATCCCCAACGCTTTGCGGGCATCACTAAAATAATCAACCAGAGGCTTGAGCGTATTTTTGCGTTGTTCCTTGCACTGCGCGGAATAACTTGATGCCTTACCTCTATAAGGCCCGCTGTAATGCTCAGCGAAGAGGATCCTCTCAGTAGCGGGGAAATAGGCCCTCAAGTCTTCTTTGTGCTGCCTGTTCCATGGCCCGGAAGGTTTGGCCCAAATGATGTGGTTCAGAATCTTGAACCGCTCACGCATCAGTAACTCAGTGTCAGCAGCCAAACGCGAACCGCAAAATACGTACAGGCTGCCAGATGGTTTTAGTACGCGCCAGAACTCCGCAAATATCTCGTCAAGCCATGTCAGATAAGCTGACTCGTCAGGCCATTGATTGTCCCATTTACATGATTTAACCCTGAAATAGGGAGGATCCGTGGCAATCAGGTCAATGCAGTTATCAGGTAAGGTTTTGATGTATTGGAGTGAGTCAGCACAAATAATATTTATACTGTTTAAATTCACAGTGCTTTTCATAGATCAGAGACGCCCTTTTTGATAGGCTCCATTTGCTGTGTGCACATCAGCAATGGGCCTCGGTTCGCTCGTGACCAACTAACGGGCGAATGGCGTGCACGATGTTATCAGCATCA